TAGATAAAAAATTGGTTAATGAAGGATTAACTAATAACCAACAAACTATGTTAAACGAAATTAATCGTCGTTTAAACGAGGCACCTGTTAGTTATGAAGGACCTGAAAGAATGGAACCGGGAATTGAAAGACAGATTAATCAAAAACAAACACCATATGCTGAAAACCCTATGTTACCTCAAGATGGTGATAGAGATTTTGTTGAATTAATTTCTTCTCAACGATTTAAAGACTCTGTAGAGAAAGTAAGAAGATTTTTAGGTGATACTACACCAATACAAGGAGATAATCCGATGCAGGGATTAATGACTTCTATTATGGGTGGTTTACAACAAGTTAAAAGAGTTGAAGTTCAACATAAAGAATATCTTGAGAACTTAGCTGTTAATTTAGTTAAAAAAGAATTAGGTATTCCTGAAGGTCAATTACAATTTGATGTTGAATTAGTTAGTGGTATGATGGGAGCAGCTGAAGGGATGCAAACACAACCTGAACAACCGGATGAAGAAGAAGTTGAAGACGCATTTAAAGAAGGTGAAGAACATCAAGAAGAAATAGAAGACTTTATGGATTCTATGGAAAAATTCAATTTAGAAAAAGCAAAAAGAAGAATGATTAATTCATTAGTTCAAGGAGCGGCATTTAAAGGGGGTCATATGTATGTTTTGGTAAGTAACGAAATAAACAGATTAAGCCCTGAATTATTAAATTTATACGGTGTTACACAATCATTAATGGAACACTTATATTGGTTGTATCCTGATATGGAAGGAATGGCCGGTGGTGGTGGTGGTCAAATGGGACAATCAGAATCTGACCCTGAAACTGACCCACCAACAATTAAAGCGAAAGCGTTTACGTTTCCTTTATTAGTTCACGAAATAGTTAAAGGTATCTATTCTTTATATGGTGACCAAGGACTTCCAAACGACCCTGTTCAAAGAAGTATGGTTGTAGGTGCTGAAGATACATTACCTGCGGAAATATGGGATTCAAGATTAGGACCAATTTTTTGGGAAAAATTTAGAGACTCTTGGCCTGACAAATTATATGAAGAAGACCAAAGACACCTTCAACAATATTTATTTATGAAATTGTCTCAATTAGAGGCAAAAGATTTTATAACTTTAGCGAAAGCTATTATGGAAGATAAACCTGAAGCTAAAAAGGTGATTGATAGAATGGTTAATGAGATTGTAGAAATCCTTAAAAAACACGAATACGAAACAAAAATGTCTGATGACGATGATGATAGTGATGGTGGAAATTATGGTAATGATGATTTTGATGACTTAGATGATTTGGATGATATTGATTTATCTGCGTTAGGATTCTAAAAATTACCGACAACATTATGTATGTCAAATTTAACAAGAGAACAAGTATTAATAGAATACGTAAAATGTAGTAGAGATGTTGAATACGCACTTAAAACGTATTTAGAAACATATGATAACACGGTTAAAAAATATGTTCCATTGGAACTTTTTCCGGACCAATTATCTTTATTAGAGGATTACGAAAATTACAATGAGAATATAGCATTAAAGTACAGACAGGCCGGGGTATCAACAGTTACCGCGGCTTGGATGTCACGAAAACTTGTATTTGCAAGAAAAGAAACTCCCGAAAAAATATTGATTATTGCCAACAAGTTGGATACATCATTGGAGATGGCAAATAAAATCAAATCCTTCGTTGGTCAATGGCCATCTTGGACAGGTGTAGATTTTGATAAAGCCAAACATTCCCAAAAACATTATAAATTAACAAATGGATGTGAGGTTAAAGCCGTTGCAACATCTAAGGATGCCTTGCGTGGATTTACACCTACGATACTTGTATTTGATGAGGCGGCGTTTATTGAAGCCGATAGTGATTTCTGGTCTGCTTGTATGGCATCCCTATCTACGGGGGGTAAAGTAATCGTGGTTTCAACACCCAATGGTTACGACCAAATTTACTACGAAATATACGACCAAGCGTTACGTAATATGAATGACTTCAAAATTACGGAGATGTTTTGGTATAGAGACCCACGTTACACCAAAGATTTATTTTTAGTTAAAACTGAAGACATTATTCATTATTTGTTAAATAAGGAAGATTATAATCCTGACGATTTTATTGATTGGGAAAAAATACCTTACGCAAATAGAAACTACAAAGAGTTAAGAATTATAATGGATGCCGGTTACAAACCTTGTTCTTCTTGGTTTGAGGCGATGGTTAAGAAATTAAAATACGATAAACGTAAAGTATCTCAGGAGTTAGAATGTAATTTCTTAGGTTCCGGAGATAACGTATTTGATTCTCTTATGATGAGTAAAATCCGAGAAAATATGATTCTTGAACCTGTTAATAAATTAATGGGTAACGCTCTTTGGATTTGGAAAGAACCTGTTGTTGGTCATAAGTACATTATGGGTGTGGACGTTTCCCGTGGGGATTCAGAAGATTTTAGTTCATTCCAAATTGTTGATTTTGATGCGATGGAACAAGTTGCCGAATTTGTTGGTAAATTACCACCCGATACTATGGCTGAGATATGTCATAAATGGGCAACAATATATTCTTGTTTTATTGTAATTGATATTACCGGAGGAATGGGTGTTTCAACTGCAAGAAAACTACAAGAAATGAATTATAAAGATTTATACGTTGATGGTGTTGATACGGCAAACAAATGGAAATACGACCCAAAATCAGCAGAAAAAATTCCGGGAATTAACTTTAATAATAAAAGGGTTCAGATAATAGCTTCGTATGAAGAGGTTATGAGACACGGATTCCGAATATATAGTTCTCGTTTATATAATGAAATGAATACATTCATTTATATGAATGGTAGACCTGACCACCAAAAAGGTCATCACGACGATTTAATTATGTCAATTGCTATGGCGACTTATGTTGCTGAATCTTCGTTTAGTAAATTGACAAAAGTAACTGAACATACCAAAGCGATGATTGAATCTTGGGCTGTTAGTAATAATGACGTTGTTTCAAGAAATTTAGAATTTAATCCGGTTATCCCAAATTATTATGGTACAAATCCAAGTCAAATGGGCCAACAAAGTGTTTCAAGAGAAGATTATATGAAATATGGTTGGTTATTCGGAGGTATGTAATATTTATAAAATAAAACTGAATGGGATTTGTAGATAGAAAAAAATCGGGTAATATTTTTGCTGGGTCAAGACTAGTTGTTGATGGTCAGGGAATTTATAATGTAAAAATTATAAAACCTGGTTTTGAACGAAAAAAATCTCCATTGGAATACTTTAGACCTATAGAAATAAAAGGTCCTGTTCCGGCTCCTTTCTGTGATTTTAATGGTATTTTATTTATAACACCAACACCGACACCAAGTATTACTCCGACCCAAACAGTTACTCCGACAAATACTCCTACACAAACCGTAACTCCTACAAATACTCCTACACAAACCGTAACCCCAACACCAACAAATTTACCAAGTGAAATGTGTTTTACGGTTATAACGGAAGCTATAGGTTTTGAATGGAGTTGTACTATAGGTAAAACGGGAATTTATAATGGTAAATTTTATTATGAAATATTATTAAATGATTGTTTAACACCTGTTGGGTTTGTTTGGTGGAATACTTCATCAAGTAAATGGAACTATACTGAGATTTTAGGTGACGATGTTTACCATTTCTTTTGTTCTAATAGTAATCCCGGAAATTATCCGTTAAGTGATGTAACATACCCTTGGGTTGAGGAATCATATCCTCAATTTATAATAATTTCATCAACATTAGGAATTTGTCCAACACCTACACCTACACCAACCACAACAGTAACACCAACAATAACTCCTACCGTAACACCAATAACTTGTGATGGTAATTTAGTAATCAACGGTGATTTTAATAATAATCTTAATGGATGGTCACAACTTTTTGGGTCTAATTGGGTGTGGAGTTCTAATTATGGGGGTAGTGCTAATTTTATTGGAGAATCCGAAGGAAACTTTTTATATCAAGATATATTAACTGAAGGGGCCACTTATAATATTAAATTTAAACTATATAACAACTCTTCTTGCACTGAATACGGATATGTCCAAGTTAGTGCAGGTAACACTATTTCTTCACCAATTAGTGATACCGGAGTAACATATCACGATATTAATCTTGTTTGTGGAACAGGTACATTTTTTGGATTTGGGGCGGTAGATGGTTGTCCGGGGATTATTAACACAATCTATATTGATAATGTTTGTGTAACAGAAATTGCTGGTCCAACCCCCACACCAACAAATACCCCAACAGTTACACCTAGTATAACAGCGACATCAACTTTAACTCCAACACCAACTATTACACCGACTATTACATTAACCACTACTCCAACAAATACGCCAAGTAACACACCAACAAATACACCGTCATCATTACCGCCGGATATCAATTATTTCCAAGATTGTTGTAATTCACTTAATATTTATAAAGTTGGTGGTTTTGTGACTACAATTACTATAGGTCAATCATATTATATCACAACAGATGGATTCAGTGGTTGTGTGACCGCTGTAAGTGGTTCATCATTTACCAGTCAATATAATATAATAAGTTTTGGAACATCTATTAGTTGTGCTGAATGTACATTTGAAGACCCTTGTCCACCACCATTACTTTCACAAACACCAACAAGTACGGTTACACCAACTATAACTCCAACCCCAACGATTACGCCTACAATAACGTTAACTACTACGCCAACAAATACACCAAGTAATACTCCGAGTATTACACCAACAAGAACTGTGACTCCAACTGTCACACCTACAATAACGCCAACAGTTACACCTACCATAACATTAACAAACACCCCAAGTAATACTCCGACAAATACTCCAAGTGTTACTCCGAGTATTACACCAACAAGAACTGTGACTCCAACTGTTACACCTACAATAACACCTACAATAACTCCAACAATAACTCCGACAAAAACGGCAACACCAACTGTTACACCTACTATAACATTAACTAATTCTCCAAGTAATACTCCTACAAAAACGGCAACACCAACTGTTACGCCTACTATAACATTAACTAATACACCGAGTAATACTCCAACAATAACACCAACAAAAACTGCAACACCTACTATAACATTAACTAACACGCCAAGTAACACACCAACAAAAACTGTTACACCGACAATAACATTAACTAACACACCGAGTAATACTCCTACAGTAACACCAACAACACCCGCAGTAGTTTGTGTATGTTATACATTAACTAGTGATACACCACCACCACCGGACCCATCTATAGGTGGAACTACTTTCCAATACACTAATTGTACAGGTGGTACTCAGACAGTATTTGTTGAGGGAGGAACCCCACAAGATGTTTGTGCACGAGAAAACACGGTTACAAGAACTTCTGGTGACCCGGGAACTATTGATGTCTCTGCGTACAATTGTTGTTTAGGTTCTATTGTTGGGTGGAGTTATAAAACAACTTTCACGGTGGGTTGTATATTAGGTGCATTCACAAACGTGTGTACTGACAATGCTGATATATGTTTGTCAACAGTAATTTATAGTTCAGATGGTACAGGTTGTTTAGGTGGTTCAATGGCCTCTGGATGGTACGCAGATTTTAACACTACTTCCCCCCCAAATAAAAGACAATGGAATGGTACTAGTTGGGTTGGAGCTTGTGTAAGTTGTGGTAGTTGTCTTGTTGCCGATACAATAATAACATTATCAGATGGGTCAACTAAATTAATACAAGACATTCAAGTTGAGGATGTACTTAAATCTCTTGATGTTTCAGGAATGCCTTTACCATCGGACGAATGGTACTCTTGGAGTAGTGATACATTGAATTATGTTGATTCAACATCAACAGTTATTAACTTTAATAGATATATTGTTAATTCTGTCATAGACATTAATAATGGTAGATTAATTGCGACTGATTCACATAACCACGTTGTTAAACAAAATGGTGTGTGGTATATTAGAACAACATCTGAATTAAACGTTGGTGATGTATTATTAGATATGGATAACACCGAATTTGAAATTACATTATTAGTTACAATTACAGAACCAACAACAGTTTACGATATTGATGTCAGTAATAGTAACTTATATTTTGCGAATAATGTATTAACTCATAACAAATAACCTTTATATTATTAAAGATTGAACTAAATTAAATTACATATGTCAACATATATTTTAATAACAACTGAAAACTACGACGGTCAAATGGCTGAAATTACTTTCTACCCAACAACGGGTGGGAGTATCTTTTTGGGATTAGTTTTGTTACCTTACGAATATTATACCGACGATTTTTATGGGACATATAGTATTTACATACCAAGTAAAGACGCGACTTGTGAATTAAGATTTATTACCCCAACTCCAACAAAAACCCCAACCCAAACACCAAGTCTTACACCTACAAATACCCCAACAGTAACAACAACACCAACCGTAACTCCAAGTATTACATCAACGTCAACAACGACACCGACTGTAACTCCGAGTATTACGGCAACACATACCGCAACACCAACAAAAACTCAAACACCAACTCCAAGTATTACAAGAACACCAATACCAACAAGAACCCCAACTCAGACACCAACACCGACGGTTACAACAACTAGAACACCAATCCCTACTAGAACAACAACACCTACACCAACACCAACAATAACTAAAACTCCGACGGCAACAGTTACATTAACTCCAACAGTTACTCCAACACATACGGTAACTCCGAGTTCAACTAACCCATCGTGTTTATGTGTGGAAGTTGTCATTAGCCAAACCGATATTGATAATGCGGTTAAAAATGTTCTTTTTCCGGATAATACGATAATTTTTCAATCATCAGAAAAACAAAGTAAATGTGATGGAGGTGAAATCGGTTATAGTTTTACTTCACCAGGAACATACCATTTCTGTGTTAAAAGTAATATGGTACAAACATTAAGTTTATATTATTTCTTTGAAGATACTCCTTATTACTCCCCATCAATTAATAGTACAATAACTGTTAGTACAATAGGATGTAGTGTTGATTCAGATTGTGGGACTAATGTAACTCCAACACCTACACCAACAATGACAGTAACACCAACCTCAACAACCAATTATGAATGTTGGGATGTTGGACCTTGTTGTTTAGGTTTACCACAAGAAATTATGAGTGTGCCATCAATATATGGATTTTTAGATGTTGTTTTAGCAACAAATGGATATTGTTACCAATTACTAAAACCTAGTGGTAGATGTCCCGGGACTTTAACTTTCTCAATGTATTATTCAGATTGTACTACTTGTACTTCGGCAAACAAAATTTGTCCAACACCAACATCAACCCCAACAAACACACCAACCCCAACTGTTACACCAACAACACCGGGTTCATTTATTAGTGTTTGGAGAACAACTGAATATGATGAATCAATTACACTACCATTAGTACCAAGTGGAAACTATGCGTTTTTTGTTGATTGGGGTGATGGTTTCACAAATACTATAACATATTGGGCACAATTTCAAACAACACATACCTACGATGACCCTGGTGATTACACCGTAACAATTAGTGGTGTAATAAGTGGGTGGTCATTTGTTAGTACTCTTAACAATAGTATAACCTCACGTCCAAAATTTATTAGTGTTACAAGATGGGGTGTATTAGATATTGGAAATGAAGGTGGTGCATTTTTTGGATGTATAAATTTAGATTTATCTAGTGTTTCAGACACAATAAATTTAAATAATGTCGCAACATTGACAAATATGTTTAGTAGTTGTATATCATTAACGACTATTAACAATATTAATAGTTGGAATACATCAACAATAGACACTACTGACAGAACATTTTACAATACAACAAATTTTAATGATAATATTAGTAGTTGGAATATGAGTAGTGTCTATAGTGCGTCAAATATGTTTTACCAAGCAACCTCATTTAATAATGGTGGTAATCCGGGTATCAACAATTGGAACGTAAGTTCTTTACAAGACGCGGCAGGTATGTTTAGAAGAGCTTTGGCTTTTCAACAACCAATAAAAAATTGGGATGTTAAAAATGTTACTAACGGTTCTAATTTTATGTTAAATAAATCAACGGCTAATTATCCGGCATCTCAATTAGATGATATTTTCAATACTTGGTCAACGTTAACATATTTACAACCAAACGTAGTATTTAATTTTGGAACAATTAATTATACGTCAGCAGGTGTTACAGGTAGAGGAGTATTAACAAATTTAACAAATAATTGGACAATATACTCGGGAGCACAAATATAGTAATACAAAGTATTTATTAAAGGATAATAAGATTTAGATTTTTAATATGGAAAATAATCAAAATAATAATAATATGACGGTATGGCAACGGTTATCCAGTGCCTTTGGTCCTAACGCTCAGTTAAACCAAGATTACCCTGTCTATAAATTAGATAAGAAGGAGTTATTAAAAACAACTTCCCAAGCAGAATACGAAAGAGAAAAATTACAAGCACAACAAACTTATTACTTAGCCAATCAATGGACTAAAATTGAAAGTAATTTATATACTCAAGCCGTTTATTATGAACCAACAAGACTAGCATCGTTTTACGATTACGAGTCTATGGAGTATACTCCTGAAATCTCAGCGGCATTAGACATATACGGTGAAGAATCTACAACAGTTGACCAAAATGGTTTTATGTTACAGATTTATTCTGAATCAAAAAGGGTGAAAGGAATTTTAGCCGATTTATTTAATAATGTTTTAGACGTTAACACTAACTTACCAATGTGGACAAGAAACACTTGTAAGTATGGTGATAACTTTGTTTACTTAAAATTAGATGCTGAAAAAGGTATTGTGGGTTGTATGCAATTACCAAACATTGAAATAGAACGTTTGGAAAGAGGTATGGCCGCAAAATCTGCAAACATTGAAGAACCTATTGAAAACAAAGGTTTAAGATTTAAATGGAAAGCTAAAGATATGGAGTTCAACTCTTGGGAGGTAGCTCATTTCCGTTTATTGGGTGATGATAGAAAACTTCCTTACGGAACTTCAATGTTAGAAAAAGCAAGACGTATTTGGAAACAATTATTGTTATCTGAAGATGCGATGTTAATCTATAGAACATCAAGAGCACCTGAAAGACGTGTATTTAAAGTGTTCGTTGGTAATATGGATGACAAAGATGTTGAACCATATGTACAACGTGTTGCAAACAAATTCAAAAGAGACCAAGTTGTTGATGGGAAAACAGGAAACGTAGATATGAGATTCAACCAAATGGCGGTTGACCAAGATTATTTTATTCCTGTTCGTGACCCTGCGGCAGCATCTCCAATAGAGACATTACCGGGAGCTCAGAACTTAGCTGAGATTGCCGATATAGAATATATCCAAAAGAAATTATTAACCGCTCTTCGTGTCCCTAAAGCCTTCTTAGGTTTTGAGGAAACAACGGGTGATGGTAAAAATTTATCTTTAATGGATATTCGTTTTGCAAGAACAATCAACAGAATACAGAAATGTATGATTGCCGAATTAAATAAAGTTGCGATAATACATTTATTCTTATTAGGATTTGAAGATGAATTATCAAACTTTACATTAGGACTTACAAATCCATCGTCTCAAGCAGATTTATTAAAAGTTGACCTTTGGAAAGAAAAAATATTATTATACAAAGACGCGGTTACAGCAATCGAGGGTATTGCCCCTGTATCTGTATCGTGGGCTAAGAAACACGTATTAGGATTTTCTGATGAAGAAATTAAATTAGATTTACAACAACAACGTATTGAAAAAGCCGTTGGTGCTGAATTAACTAATACCGCAACAATTATCACTCACACAGGTATCTTTGATAACATTGATAAGTTATACGGAAACCCTGCGTCAGGAACAACCGCAGGAGCGGGAGCACCGGCACCACCTGACAGTGGTGGTGGAGGAAGTTTCTCTAGCTTAGGTGGTGGAGGAGACTTCGGAGGCGGGTCTGAACCGGGTGGAGCACCTGAACCGGGTGGTGACCTTGGGGCAGAACCTGGAGCGGAACCTGAAGGAGCACCGGCACCGGGAGCACCAGCACCTGAAGAAGAGGTAGTTCCTGAATCAGTTCAAAGAGATAATCTTAAAATTTTAGTGGAAAGAGGAACAATGACCGAAGAGGATTCGTACATTGATTTATCTAAAGGGAAAAATTCTTTAGGAGAAATTGAGGTTCAACTAGGAAAACTTCTAAAAGATTGATATTTATATTAAAAAAGAAATTATGAAATTCGGTATATTAAAATCAAAAATAGAAAATGTGTTGTTGGAATCATATACAAACAATACATTTAAAACAGAACTTAAAAACTTTAAAACCCTTGTTTTAGAGAATAAAAACGTTGCGAAAGTGTTTTACCTATACGATGAACTAAATTCACCAAAAGCATTAAATGAAACATATATCAATGAATTCATCAATGAGTCCGTTAAGTTATATGAAAAATCATTATCTAAAATTACCAAGTCTGATTTTAATAAATTAAACGAGTGGGTGAAAAACTCAAACGTAGAAAATTCTTACGAGACAATTGATAATTTATTCTCAACTGATGTTCTTACAATTGAATCAAGAATTAAAAGTAAAAAACTTATTTCAGAAACTCTTAGAAAATTACCGGTGGTAACAACTGAAGGTATTAATCTACCACTAGCCACTATGGTTAGTGTGGCAAACAAAACTATTAAAAATTATATTGACGGGTTAAACGAATCTGATAAAAAAGAATTAATGTCTTTATTGTCGGAAGATGATAATACATTAACCGAAAAATATAATACCATTAAAGAGACCGTTGTTGAGAAATTAACAAATATGAAAGACTCATCAGACGATAACTCAGTTAAGAGCAGAATTGATGAGACCTTATCTAAGGTATTAGCGGAGAAGTACGACAAACTAACTTATTTTAAACTTAAAAGTTTAAACGAAAATCTTTAATCATCGTTTGACTTAAATTTCTTTTGGACGTATTTTGCTTTAGAAATTTCAGCACGTTTAACGACAGATTTCTTTTTAAATTCTTTTCTTTTTACAAGCTCAGAACTTTGTCTAGTCTTGATAACTTTACTTTTGTAAAGCTTCAATGCCTTCTCAATAGAAATGTTTTTGTCTAATTTTACTATTATCATATAATACATATATTCCGCAACTACAAAAAAGTTTTGACTATCAAGGTAAAAACACTTACTTTTTTAGAAAATAAACAGGAAAATTATGAAATTTAATGAAAAAGGGGAAAACCTCTCACATTAACGGATTTAAAACCGCTAAAGTTGTTTACGGAACAGTTGATTCCGTTGAACTAAAATCACTCTACTTAAACATCCAAACTTGGGTAGAACCTATTGTTGATTCTGACAATTGGACCCGGACAGTTCTCAATCTGAGCAGAGCCATAAAACACACCATATATCAATCGTTAGATAATAAAATTTTTGACACAAAGTTTATCGTTGATTTAGACTTAAGGTCAAGCGGGTTAAAATATCAAAAAAAATCATTTATGAATTTGGAGATTAATTTTTATATCATTCAACCCGATTTAGATTTTAAAGACAAAGATATCAAAGACTCGTTAACCAATATCACATCTAACATTTTTATAGAAAACTTCAAAGGTAACGAATATTTTAATTTTTATTTAACCAAAAAGAGTAAAATAGAAGAAGATTTGTTACAAACCGAGAATGTTTAATATTTATAAATAAAACATTCAAAATGAATTTAAGAATATTACAACCAAGCGAATCAGGAAAAGGTATATTAGTTGAATACGACGCAGGTTATATTAACCCAACGGAAACACGTAATGTAGATATTATAAGAGAATCTAACGGAATGTTAGACCACTCTAAACCATTTGAATTCTATGCTGTATTACAAAAATATAATACCCCAAATAGAAATGGTAGATTATACCCTGAACGTATATTAAAAAGAGAAGCTGAGAACTATAAAAAAATGATTAAAAAAGGTACTGCCCTATCCGAGTTAAATCACCCGGAATCATCTTTAATTGATTTAGATAGAGTATCTCACGCTATCACAGAAGTATGGTGGGAAGGTAATGTCCTAATGGGTAAGATAAAACTTCTTACATCACCGGGATATCACGAAAGAGGTATTGTATCAACCAAAGGTGACTTAGCAGCAAACTACCTTAGACAAGGAGTTACATTAGGTATATCCTCAAGAGGTGTTGGTTCCCTTAAAAAGATTGGTGAACAAAATGAAGTACAAGACGATTTTGAATTAATCTGTTTTGACTTAGTATCATCACCATCCACTCCGGGAGCGTACTTATTCTTAAATAAAGAAGATAAAAATCTATACGACGAAAACTTAGAAGAAGAGAAAAAAATGAGCGTTGAAAGACACGTTGGGGATTCCGGAAATAAATCGCTTGACTTAATGAAAAAATTAAACGATTATTTAGGACACTAATTAAAAAAAAACAAAATGGAAGAAAAGTATTTTATTGCAAAAATTACCTTAGACTCAGTTGATGAGGCATCAGGAAAGATTAAAAAATTAAGAGAAGAAAAATTAGTTAGCGGTTACAACCCTACTGACGTTGAGGCGAAAGTTACTAAAGTTTTTGAACATTACACAATGGAGTGGAGAATTACCGCGATTGTTGAAAGTAAAATTGACGAGGTCATTGAGTAATCAAAAACACATCTATTAACCAAAAGAGGACAATATGTCCTCTTTTTTTATGCTTTTTATTTTTTGGTGATATTTATCAATGTATAAAAAACCTGTTATGAATTAAGAATTATTTAAACTTTTTTCATAATGGGCGATATTTATATATTAAAATAACTTAAACACAAATGGCAAAAGAAAAATCTTTAGTTGAAGAGGCTATCATCCAAATGAAAAATTTGGAAGAAGCGGTGGCTGAAAATGCAAAAGGAATACTTGCTTCGACTATGTCGCAAGAAATCAAAGAACTAGTAAAAGAATCTCTAACTGAACAAGATGATGATGAGATTGAAACTGACATTGATGTTGAAGAACCGGAAGGTTCAGATGATATCGCCGATATTACAATGGGTGATGACGAATCTGACGAAGAAGGTGATGAAACAGATATTGATAACATTGACTTAGGTATTGGAGACGATGACGAAGACGACTTAGAAGACGTTGAAGACGAGGACGAAGACGACGAAGACACCATTGACCTTACTGACGTTGACGATGATGAAGAAATTCTAAGAGTTTTTCAATTGATGGGACCGGATGATAATATTGTTGTAACAAAAGACGACAAAGGAAACACTCACCTTAAAGATGAAGAAACAGGAAAAGAATATATGATTGTTGGTGAAAGCGAGGAAGAAATGGATGAATCTTGGTCAGAAATGGATGAATCCGATGACGACAATGAATCTATTGAAGATATCGTAGGTAGAATGTTCGGAGACAACGAAGATGAAGATGAAGAATTTTCATTTGACGACGAAGAAGAAGATTTTGGAAACGAATATGAGGACGAAGACGAAGACGAAGAAATTGTTTACGAAATCGTAATGGACGAAGAAGAAGAAGAAGAAAACGAACAATCTGAAGACCCAATTTCTGAATCTAAAAAAATGTCTGTTAAACCAAAAGGTGTTGGTATGGGAACTCCAAAATTTAAATACGATGCAAAACCTAACCAAGGAACAGGATTCAAAACAAAAATGAAAGAAGGTCCTAAATCTGTTGGTACAGGTAAAGCAAAATTTGATTACAAAGAAGGAGAAAATTTAGATGGTGAATTTAAAGCAGTTAAAAAAACTGAAACAAAAGAATCATCAGCTAAAAAACCTGTAGTTAAAAAAGTTGAAACAAAAGAGGCGGTTCGTACTTTAGGTGCGGGGTCTAATTTTAGAAAAGGTGGTTTACCAAAACCAAGAGCTCACTCAAGTGCAAATACTGCAATCAAAGAAAGTACTTCAAACCAAGAATTACAAATTCTTAGAGAGAAAAACGAAGAGTACAGAAAAGCACTTAATGTTTTCAGAAACAAATTAAACGAGGTTGCAATCTTCAATTCAAACTTGGCTTACGCCACACGTTTGTTCACTGAACATTCAACATCAAAACAAGAAAAAATTAACATTTTAAGAAGATTTGATGGTGTTGAAACTATTAAAGAATCTAAAAATTTATATCAAATCGTTAAAAACGAATTATCAGATAACTCTAAAGTTCAAAACATGAACGAATCAATCGAAAGAACAATTGCTAAATCACCTTCTACAGGAGCAGTTAACTTAATTGAATCTAAAACATATGAGAACCCACAGTTCTTGAGAATGAAAGACTTAATGTCAAAAATAAAATAAATA